ATTTACAAACACAATTACTACAATCTAATACACAAGAATTAACTGCTGCAGCAAAAATTATTGAGGCAGAGGCCAAAGCGGGCTGGTTCGCATCGAGCTGGAGGCCCCTTTTAATGTATGTATTAATATTTATTTTAATATGGAACTATGTACTGGGACCTGTTATCTTATTTTTTTTTAAAGCTTCTATAACTATAACTCTTCCAGGAGATGTTTGGACACTTCTTCAAATTGGCCTTGGGGGGTATGTGGTAGGACGGAGTGCAGAATCGGTGGCACGCACTATGGCGAATAAACCGGTAAATAATAACCAAGAAAATGGATAAGGAGTTAACATGAGAAACGATTACGACATAAGACCAAGAGCAAAATTAAAAAAAGGTGGTAAAGCTAAAAAAGGTGGAAAAGGATTTCCAGATTTAACTGGAGATGGAAAAACAACTTTTGCTGATATTATTACTGCTAGAATGTCTAAAGGTAAAAAAGGCAAAATGATGAAGGGTAAAAGATAAAAAATAAATGGGTACATCTAAAAGACAACAATTTAAAGATCTTGCAGCAAAAGGTGGAAAGAGAAAAGATTATATTGATCTTGCTAAAAAACTTGGTGTTGGAGGAAAAGATGAAGATGAAATTGTTATATCCATAGAACCACCAGCAGGTCCTAAACCACCTGGAAAAGCAAAAGGTGGATTAATAAGAGGAATACCAAAAATTGCAATGAGAGGTTATTAATGGCTAAACTTTGTCCAAGAGGAAAAGCAGCAGCAAAAGCAAAATTCAAAGTATATCCAAGTGCCTATGCAAATATGTATGCATCTGCAGTTTGTTCTGGAAAAATAGTCCCAGGCGGACGTAAGAAAAAAATGGGTGGTGGTAGTATTTCTCAAGAAAGAAAAATGGTATCTAATTATAAACAAGGTGGTGTTGCAAAAGGTTGTGGCGCTGTAATGGAAAAAAAAAGAAAAGTAACTAAAAAATATTAATATGGGCTTACGTAAATGGGTTCAAGAAAAATGGGTAGACATTGGAACTAAACGTAAAGATGGTTCTTTTGCACCTTGTGGAAGATCTAAAGGTGAAAAAAGAAAAGGATATCCAAAATGTGTTCCGTTAGCTAAAGCTAGAGCTATGTCAGAAGGTCAAAGACGATCAGCAGTTCAAAGAAAAAGAGCAGCAAGTAATATTGGACCTAAACCTACTAACGTTAAAACTTTTGCAAATAGAAAAGATATGCGAGCAGGGGGATTAGTATGAGTGGAGAAAAATTTTATAAACAAGAACGAGCAAGACAAAAAAAATTTAGAGAAGCTGAAAAGAAGTTGAATGAAGATTATAAAAAAGTAATTCAAGAAGAACTTGATGCTGAAAAATATTCTAGATTATTTCCAGAAGACTCAACTAGAGAATATAATCCAGTTGAATATTATAAAGACGGTGGATTAGTTAGTAGAGGACAAGGAAGAGTTCTTAAAACTAAAAAAACTAAAATATACTAATGGGTGATATTTCATTACGTGGACAAGGTAGAGCAATGTTAGCATCTGGATCAACTCCAGCATGGCAACGTAAAGAAGGTAAATCTCAATCGGGTGGATTAAATAAAAAAGGTATTGCATCTTACAGAGCTCAAAACCCAGGATCAAAATTATCAATGGCAGTAACTACAAAACCATCTAAATTAAAACCAGGTTCTAAAGCTGCTAATAGAAGAAAGTCATTTTGTGCCAGAATGAAAGGTATGAAAAAAAGATTAACATCAGCCAAAACAGCAAGAGATCCTAATTCAAGAATTAACAAATCTCTTCGTAAATGGAATTGTTAATATAACCAACAAGGAGAAAGAATATGGATGCAGTTACGTTTTTAAGCAAGTTACAGAAGTTTATTAGAGAACAATACCAAGGTATTGGTGATTCTATGATATCTGGTAATGTTGACAGTATGGAAAAATACAAGTATATGCAAGGACAGGCAAATGCCTACCAAACAGTAATTCAGGAAATCTCTAACCTGCTAAACGAAGGAGCAAAAAAAGATGATAAAGGAAACGTTATCGACCTCGGAAAAGGAAGTTCCAAAGATAAACCTAGGTCTTGAAGAAAAGTATAGGGAACAAAAAGTAGTAGAAGATAAAACTATTAGAGCAGAAAATATTTCTGAATCTTTAGTTGATAGTTTACCAACACCCAGTGGTTGGAGACTTTTAGTATTACCATTTACACCTAAAGATAAAACTGCAGGTGGAATAATCATATCACAAGAATCTTTAGACAAAGCACGAATCGCAACTAATTGCGGTTATGTTTTAAAGATTGGACCATTGGCATATATGGATAAAGAAAAATATCCAACAGGCCCTTGGTGCAAGGAAAAAGATTGGGTGATCTTTGCTCGCTATGCGGGTTCAAGACTACCAATCGAAGGCGGTGAAGTTCGTCTATTAAATGACGATGAAGTCTTAGGGACAATTAAAAATCCCGAAGATGTACTTCACTATATATAAACCATAGGAGAAAACTATGCCAGAAGACAAAAACGCAAAGACTGTTGACATAGATACATCTGGACCTGGAGCAGAAGTTGAATTCGAAACGAAACAACCTGAAGCAACAGAAATAGAGGTATCCAATGATAAAGACAATGTTAAGTCCGTTGACACATCTGCGCAATCTAATGAGCAGTCAGATGTTCAGACTAGCAAACAAGAAACAGAAAACAAGGACCAAGAAACAGGGTCCGAAGATACAGATAACAAGAAAGAATTAGAAGAATACAGTGAAGGTGTTAAGAAGAGAATAGCAAAATTAACTAAGAAGATGCGTGAAGCCGAAAGACAGCGTGAAGCTGCGATCGACTATGCACGTAAAATTCAAGTTGAAAAGGACTCTCTTGCTGGACGCCTTACCAAATTAGATACAGGTTATGTATCTGAAATGGAAAGAAGAATTAAATCATCTATGGAATCAGCTGCAGCTAGATTAGCTCAAGCTAGAGCCGATGGAGATTTAAAATCTGAAATAGCAGCACAAACTGAAATATCTAAATTAGGATATGAAGAAGCAAGACTTCTTGATCTTAAATCTAGACAATCAGAAGCAAAGGAAGTTGAACCAAAAATTCAACTAAATCAACAACAAGCTGTTCAACAAGAACAACCTATAACTCCAGACCCTAAAGCTCAAAGTTGGGCCGGTAAAAACACATGGTTTGGACAAGATGAGGCAATGACGTACACAGCCTTTGGATTACACAAGAAACTTGTGGATGAAGAAGGATATGATGCTCAAAGTGACGAATATTATGCAGAAATTGATAAAAGAATAAGACTTGAATTTCCGCACAAATTTGCTACAACAGCACCAACGACAACTGTTAAACCAGTTCAAAATGTAGCTTCGGCTAATAGAAATGGTAAAAACAGTAATCGCAAAATTGTGAGACTCACGCCTTCTCAAGTAGCTATTGCTAAAAAATTAGGTGTGCCACTTGAAGAATATGCGAAACATATAATCACGAAGGAGTAAATGCATATGGAAAAAAACAAAAATATTAAGACCCCTCGTGCGAGCCAAACTAGGACTGCTGAAAAGAGACCTACAACTTGGACTCCACCGTCATCTTTAGATGCACCGCCAGCACCAGATGGTTTTAGACATAGATGGATTCGTTCTGAAGTCTTAGGCTTTGACGATACCAAAAATATGACTGGTAAATTGAGATCAGGATGGGAGTTAGTGAGAGCTGATGAATATCCAGGATCTGTTTACCCTGAAATCAAAGATGGTAAGCATGCGGGAGTAATCGGAGTTGGTGGCCTTGTGTTGGCAAGGATACCTGAAGAGATCGCAAAATCTCGAGAAGCTTATTTTAGGAAACAAATAGAAGCTCGAGAAGAAGCAATTGATAACGATTTGTATAAGGATCAACACAAAAGTATGCCTATCAATAGTGAGAGGCAGACTCGTGTAACTTTTGGTGGTACGAACAAAAAGTAATTTTTTGGCAATACCAACAAGTTAAAAATAAACTTAAACAAGGAAAAAACTATGGCTAATAGATCATCAGTAGGTTTTGGATTAAGACCTATTGGAAAAGTTGGTCAAAATAGAGATGCAGGCGGTTTAAGTGAGTACAGTGTGGCAACAAGCCCAACGATTATATATTTCAATGATGCTGTAAAAGCATTAGATACTGGAACTATAGGCGTTGCAGCAGCTGCTAATACATTGTTAGGTTCACTAAACGGTTCATTCTATACTGACCCAACAACTAAAAAACCAACGTTCCTAAATTACGTTCCTAACGTTGCAGCGACTGATATCGTTGCATTCGTAAGTGACGATCCTTATGAACGTTATGAAATACGATCAAATAACACAGGTGCTTCGGCTCAAACAGATGTATTCAATAATGCGAATATAACTTATTTAGCAGGAAGCTCAGCAAACTACGTTTCTAGAACTAGATTGAATGATGCAACGCTTGCAACAACAAGCACTCTTCAATTACAAGTTATAAGTTCTACAAAAGATACTGGTGACAATAAAATCACTGAATCTCACGTAGTGTGGGTTGTGAGAATTAATAATCACAACTATAACCTTAACACTCCAGGAGTATAATAATATGGCTATATCAAGAGGACAGCTAGTTAAAGAACTAGAACCAGGATTGAATGCTTTATTCGGCCTGGAATATAAACGTTATGAAAATCAGCACGCTGAAATTTTTGACACAGAAACTTCTGACAGAGCTTTTGAAGAAGAAGTAATGTTATCAGGTTTCGCAAATGCTCAAATTAAACCAGAAGGTTCTGGCGTTACATTTGACAATGCTCAAGAAACATTCACAGCTAGATACACACATAACACCGTAGCACTTGCTTTCTCAATCACTGAAGAAGCGATTGAAGATAACTTGTATGACAGACTTGCGTCTAGATATACAAAAGCGTTAGCAAGATCTATGGCAAACACTAAGCAGGTAACGGCTGCAAACGTACTTAACAATGCGTTTTCAAGTTCGTTCCCAGGTGGAGATGGTAAACCTTTATTGGATCTATCTCACCCTACTATTGCTGGTTCATTTAGAAATGAACTTGCAACTGCTGCGGACTTAAACGAAACTTCATTAGAACAATCATTGATTGATATCAATGCATTCACTGATGAAAGAGGTTTAAAAATCGCTGCAAGAGGTGTTAAATTAATTATTCCAAGTGAATTACAATTCACAGCGGAGAGATTAATGGCATCTCAAGGTAGAACTGGTACTGCTGATAACGATATCAATGCAATCAAATCTATGGGAATGATTCCACAAGGTTATGTGGTTAACAATTTCTTAACTGATTCTGATGCATTCTTTATCAAAACTGACGTTCCAAACGGTATGAAGATGTTCGTAAGAGCAGCTATCAAAACGTCTATGGAAGGTGATTTTGATACTGGTAACGTTAGATACAAAGCTAGAGAGAGATATTCATTCGGATTCTCTGACCCTAGAGGTATGTTCGGCTCACCAGGTGCTTAATATATAAGCATTTTTTATTTTTGGGGCCTCTTTATGGGGCCCCTTAAATCTGATAGAAAGAATGAATTATGACAAAATTGTTTCAAGTAAAAATTAGAGCTTATGGTCACATGGCTAATTTTAACATTGAAGCAGAAGATAGTGCAGAAAGTATAGAGAGAGCTATCCTTGACAAAATAGGAAAAAAAGGTATATTACTAAAAGACAGCATGCGATCCTTTGCTAAGGATAAATGTTGGATAACCTATGAGGAGGTTGTAGATGATATCAGTTCAAGCTCTTTACACAAAGAAGAGAGCATTAGAACTTGATTGGGAGCAACACTACATTCAAGAGGGAATATATACTCTTGATATGGTTAGGATTGACGAAAAAATTCGTGAAATCATTAACCAGATTAAAATGTCTGAAGCTGAAATAGCTACTAGACAAATTAAAGTAGAAATGGCCGCTCCTGAGTTTTCTGTAGCTAGCTAAACCTAGCTATTTATATCCGAAAAGTAGATTTTCGATGCAGGTATCCCTTGCGCTATTCAATAAATTCAGTTATATCTTAAGCACTATACATTAACTTCTGATCTAGACGCGTATAGTCGACGGCCTAGAGACTAGATTGGAAAAACTAGGAGAATAAACTTATGGCACTAACAACATTTACTGGTCCAGTAAGAT